AATTCCGCGCCCCTTTTTAATAGATTCTTTAAGCTCTCCCAAATGTTCAATCCGTAGATTATCTTGTAATTCTCCGAAATGGAAATCAACTCGATGCTGCAAAGCGTTAATGCTGTTATTTTGGTAACCATTAAAGGAACAGAAAAGAATTTTAAAACAATTGCATCCAGTATCCAAAAATCAATCAAATACAACATGATTACGGCCACTTCGTAAAGAGCTAATTTACTAATAATAGCGGAAAGCTTCCGCGATGTAATTGGTTGCTTTAATTTTTTAGCTTTCCAAATACCAGTAATTGTATCGATAAGGATTAAAAACCCAACAAGAAAAATAATGCCGGATATTGGCATAAAAAACGCGGTTATAATGCTAATCAAAGTAAATAAATTGGATTGGATGCTTAATAATAATATTGCTAATTGTGCTTTCATTCTTCAATCATTTGTTCAATTAAAATATAATTTAAATATGCGTTGAATGTTAATCCAATCATTTTTAAATATAATGCATCTTCAAAAAATAAAACGCCGGTTGTAATATAACCAAATATAAAGAATAAAACGCTCCAAATTTTTAGATGTATCATATCTATTATGTTTAATTGTTCTTAAAATCATAATTATCAAACGGAATGTTGCACCAATTCTCGGTGTCATATATGTTTACGGCGAGTTCCATAGTCCAGCCGGCCGTCATATCTTGTGAACGGTTAATGAATGGAGTTGTTCCGATTGTTCCTTCAATATCAAGGAATTCATCAAAGCGCCATTGCTTGAAAGTTGTATGAATATCTTTGCAAATCGAAATGCAATCCGAATGAATTTCATTTATTTGATCGTAATCGGATTGGTTGTATTTATCGCATATTGTAATTATGGCATTTATTCCAACATTGAAATCGCCAATTTGCGAAGGTTGTAACGAAACAACCATCATTGGATAAGTTACGGCATCCCGGGAAACAGCATCCAAAAATTCCCCAAAGAAAAAGGAGTTAATTTGGCGATGTTCGGTTGCGATCAACTCGAACTCCTTCCGTAGTTGGTTTAATGTTTTTTCCATAATTATTTAAGTATTTTTTAAGCTGTTCAATTTGTTTCTTTGATGCTTTAAATTTCATATAATAAAATTTATTGGAGTATATCCGGAACGATCCGCAAGCATATCTTCGGAACAAGCTCCAGGGCTTGAAGATGAAAGATTATATTCCGGATATAAAGTTCCATTATCCGCTCTTAAATGAACGATTAATCTTTCTTTGTAGAAATATGCATCTTTTCGCAATTGATCCCGCAAAGCGCTTGTTTCGGCATCTGTATTCGGTGTTTGATTCTCATCTTGAATCCTTCCAACGGATTTATTGGTTAATTTCTCATTCAATAAAAGCGCGCATCTGTAATCAACAAATGCAACCAAGCAAGGCGTTACAAAATCATTCATTAAATCCAAGTATGGTTGAGTCCAAGTGTTTGTATTTACGCGTAATAATAGCGCTTTGAATAACGGAGTTGTTAATGCCGGTTGTAATTGTATATCCTGGCTTCTTTTAATAGCAACCGCGAGTAATTTAGTGTCCGTATTCATATGAATAAGACCAAGCTTCTTTAAATTGTCAACGCTTAATAAATAGTCCATAATTTTATTTTTGTTAAGTTGTTAAATTTTCTTCAATTATTGGTTCAAAAACAATATTATTTTTTTGTTCCGGTAATGGTATTGAATGTTGATTTGTTAAAAGTATTACATCCGGAATACCTTCCGGAAATGCATCACATCCCAAGCGAAAAGGATTTGTATGTTTGCATCTATTGCATATTAAATCAATTGTTTCTGTCATTTTTTTTATTTTTTGAAATATTTATCAATTAAATTTCCGACTAATATAGAGTATTTTGACGGATTTGAGTTTAATTTATATTCCGTCCAACATTCGGCGTGAAATTCATTAATATTTTTGTTCGCATAACTACCAAGATAAATCTTGTTTAATTCATTAATTTTATTATCATTAGTTAATTGTCGAATTTCTTTTTGATATTCACTTCTAATTACGTTTAATTTATTAAAATAATCTTTAACATTCGGTGTTCTTGAACGTTCCAAAGCCATAACATGTCCCATTTCATGAACTGCGGTTGCAAGCTCAAGATTTTTTTCATCAACTGCGGATTTGCCGGAAGCTATAATTCGACCGTTTAATTCTTTAACTCGAATTGCTGGATTTCTTTGATTAAATGAATCGGTTTTATTGCCAAGATTTATTTCAATAATTTCAAAACCCCCGCCTTTTGTCATTGATCTATATCCAGAACGAACAAATCCATAACTTGTTGTTGTTGAACTTAAAGTTAATTTAATTTCATCGGCAATTTCTTGATTAAATTTATATTCGTTTTTTATTTTATTAACCGATTCCATATATTTTTGGATTCTTTCTGGTGTCATATCTTTTGCAATTGTAAGTCTTGAAACTTTAACTCCAAGCGCTTCTTCAATTACTTTTTTCGCAAATTCTCGACCTTCTTTTATTGTTTTTATTTTTATTTCGCCAACTTCAATTAATGGAGCTTCCGGGGCTGTTTCAACCGATGGCCTTTTTATTGTAATTTGTTGAACCCATTCATGGCGACAAAATGGAGTTGTAACTCCAGTTTCCGGATTTGTGTACCAACCGCCTTTGTATTTCCAAACATCGCGATCAACCCTGGATGATATTGCATTAATATCTTCGCGAGTAAAGATTCGATTTAATTCAAGCAATTTTTCACAAAACGCCCTTGTTTCGGTTTTAACCGGTGGCACATCGGGGCGGGTTCGATATGAGTAGCGAATTTCAAATTCCGGGGTTTCGCCAACCCCAGTTACTTTCCCTTACCGCCTGGAGTTAAAGTTATTTCTCCAATTTTATCAAATAATTGATCATGCCTTTTCATTACCTCATCATGCGGAGTATTCCATTCAATTGGAACGGTTCCCAAAACAATATAATCATCTTTGCTTTCTCCAAACTCTTCAAATATCTTTATTTCTTCATTTGAAAATGAATCATGTTTGCATTTTGAAACATTAACCGCAGCAACATCCACAACGCCTGGATTTGTTGAATCAAGAACTGCATTTGCATCGGTTTCTTTAATAAGTAATGGCATAACATCGGTTAATTTTACGGTTCCAACATAACCGCCAAGCTTCGCCATATAATTAATCATCCATTCAATGCGCTTTTGCCTTGCGGAAACGTAAGTTGTTTTAAATATCTCAAATAAATCCGCACTTTCGGCAGCATTAAATGAACCGGTTTGAATAACTCCAAACAATGTTGGCGCGGTTACACTATGCGCAACTAAAATATTTTGTTGAACGGATGCCGCGGTTACTGAATAACGCTTATCAAGATCATTGCCGTTTAATTGTTGAACGCTTGGGGCTAAATCCGCGCCATCGGAAAAGGTTATAATTATTTCCCCGGCATCTTCAACGGATTGCGTACGGCCTTTGATTGAATCTGTAATCCTGCGCAGCTCTTCGCTTGATTCCGGGAATCCGCTTGGCATATTTATTAAGGTGCCGGATTTGAATCCATTTTGCAATTCGTACATATGAAATTTTGCAATATCAACATCTGTTTGAATCGCTGTTAATCCCCCTTGATAAGTTGGCTTCGGATAAATTCCTTTTTCTTTGCGTGATTTCTTTGCCGGTTCCTTATAATAAAGAACAAATTGGCCAACCCGGTTATTTTCATCCAGGGCGGGAAACATTCGTAAGTTAGTTTTTTCCGAAGATTGTTGCATTGCGCTCCAATCATCCGAAATATAATAAGTCTTTTCATCTTCGCTCATTCGAATGCGATCAACATCCAAATATTCCCACAAAGCAACTCGAGTTCCTTCGCGGTTCCAGGTGCCTTTAACACAAAAACCCCCGAACATCTCAAAATCAAAAGCCATTTGTTCGGCAATCTCATTCATATCAAATTCCGAATATTGGTTGCGGATAAATTCATCCATGTTCCCGGATACCGCTTCAAGGCCATTGCCGGCAATATAAAAAGTTTTTGTTTTTATGATTCCCTGGTGCCAAGCGCTTCCATTATATAAATCAATCAAGAAATAAGGATAATCATTTTTCTTTCCCCACTTTACAAATCCAAGGGCGCGATCTTTTTCTTCTTCTGGTAGCATGAAATCTTTTCGAAAAGATAAAGATGTCATTTTGATTTTGTCGTTATTCATATATTTCAAAAGTTATTGGCGATTCATAAAAATTATTTGTTGTTGGTGCTTCAACCACTTCGGCGCGCCCGGTTTCAACAATTCCTTGCGATAATGTTGGATCCAAATTTATTGCGCTTGTTTGTTGGTAAATATTATAAACATAAGAACCGTTATAATCAAAAGTCAAATCAACGCCATCAATCAAAACAAATTCATCAAAGCGCGAAATTGCTTGGCTTACATTCGTTAAAATGCAAAAATAAGATTTGAAGCTTTGTTCGTGGATGAACTCAAATAGATAATTCGGCGCCGGGATT